GCTGAGAAAGTAGATGAAGACTACAGACTTGCGATAAAGGCTCACAAAGTTGAGATAGCAATAGCAGAACTAGAGATCGAGTTGTATAACAAGAAGGCTAGAGTCAACCAGTTAGAGTTGTCGATGTTTAAAAATCGTAGTGTTGATTTATACGCATAGGAGTTTCAAATGGAAGATTTAAAGGGAAAACTTACATTTTATGTAACCTTTATGGTTAGTTTTACTTTGTGCATATCAGTGATGGCTTTTGTTGGTGCTTTTGTTTTGGGGTTGTGGGCAAAAGAAGTTGATAACGCTGAAATCTTTAAACTGATAAGCCCTGCATTTCAAACCATTATTGGTGGCTTTATTGGCTTGTTGGCAGGTGTGAAACTGTCGCATGATGACGAAAAAAAGGGATGTAAAAATGCTTGATATTCTTAGTGGTGGTTTGTTAGGTTCTATCTTTGGTGGCGTATTTCGATTAGCCCCTGAAGTTCTTAAATGGATGGATAAGAAGAATGAGCGTGAGCATGAACTTAATATGTTTAAGTTTCAATGCGACTTGGAAGCTCAACGTGGTCAACAAAAGTTAGCTGAGATTGGCGCTCAAAGAGAAGCGGCAGTTGATGTCGGTGTGATGAATGCCTTTCAATCAGCCATAGAACAGCAAGCAACGATGGTTAAAGCCGCAGGTGGATGGGTGGCCTCACTTTCTGCTTCTGTGCGTCCTGTGGTCACTTATTGGGTTTTGTTTGTATGGTCATTTATCCATGTTTGGTTTGCATGGAATGCTTGGTTAGCGGGTGCGCCAGCTACTGAAGTATTTAAGACAATGATGACACCAGACTTTTCTGCATTGCTATCAGGAACAATCAATTACTGGTTTCTTGATCGCACTTTGTCTAAGCGTGGGCTATGAACTTAGAGTTGGCAGCAGAATTATGTAAAAGGTTCGAGGGCTTTCGTTCTAAGCCCTACCTTTGCCCTGCTAACGTAGCTACGATAGGCTATGGGTCTACTTACTATGCTGACAAGCGTAAAGTGACCTTAGAAGACCCTCCAATGACTCAGGAAGAGGCTAATCACCTACTAATGATTGAGTTGGAGCATACATATTTGCCAGGTGTTCTTAGAAACTGTCCGATTCTTGCAACGGATGAAAAAAAATGTAATGCCATTGTTGACTTTGTTTACAACCTTGGAATCGGTCGTTTGCAGACTTCAACTTTGAAGCGAAAAATCAATGCTCAAGAATGGGAACAGGCTCAAGAACAACTGATGTTATGGACTAAGGGTGGTGGCAAAGTCTTGCCTGGTCTGCTCAAAAGACGACAAGCTGAGTGTTTGTTGTTAAATTAAACTGTCATAAACTTTTTGTAAGGTGTTGAAATGCCTAACATTCCTACACCCCATGATGCCGCATTCTTTGCACAAAGTGTCATAAAGTGGCAACAAGTGTTGAGTCTTGGTGATTGGCGTATTGAAAAAGGTTCTAAAGCTGCAAAGAATGCGATGGCATCTGTTGAGTTTAACGATGCTGCAAGACTTGCTACCTACAGATTAGGGGATTTTGGTTCAGAAAAGATAACACCAGAGTCTCTTAATAAGACCGCATTACATGAGCTACTCCATGTATTTCTCCATGATTTGATGACAGTAGCAACAGACCCTAAGTCTTCTGATGAGGACATCGAGATGCAAGAGCATAGGGTTATCAATCTATTGGAAAACTTGTTGACTAAGGATTCTCATGGTATCGACTAATGGTCTTAATTCTTGTACAGATGAGCAGTTTATGGCCTTGTGGGACAAACATCAGTCTGTTACAAAAGTAGCCAAGATTCTAGGTATTACTGAGAGAGCAGTTAACTACCGCAGACGTAGTATGGAAGAAACCCATGAGGTCAAATTACCTGCTTCAGACTTCCGTGGTGCTAAATATGACATTACAAAACCAAAATCTTTTTCTCCATTAAAGCAAGTAAATTTAGGCATAGAGAATGGATGCGTACTGGTCTTCTCTGATGCCCACTTCATACCTAATCAACGATCTACAGCCTTTAAAGGGCTTCTATGGGCTATAGAACAGTTTAAACCAAAGGCGGTGATATGTAACGGGGATGCTTTTGATGGTGCGTCTATATCTCGCCATGACATTACAGATCAGCCTCAGACTTCTGTTATCCAAGAACTCAAAGCTACGCAAGGTGCGTTGGGTGAGATTGAAGAAGTAGCCAAAGCAGTGAGACACAATGTAAAGCTACTGTTTACATGGGGTAATCACGACATTCGGTTTGGCAATCGTTTAGCTCAACACGCACCCCAATTTAAGGAAGTACAAGGATTTAAGCTCACAGACCACATCCTAGATTGGGAGTTCTGTTGGGCAGTATGGCCTACAGATAAAGTTATTATTAAGCACCGATACAAGGGTGGTATTCACGCTACTCACAACAATACAGTCAACGCTGGTGTGTCAGTAGTTACTGGACATCTGCATAGTTTAAAAGTCACGCCATTTTCTGATTACAACGGGGTTAGATATGGTGTGGATACAGGAACACTTGCTGAACCAGATGGCCCACAATTTACTTATGCAGAATTAAATCCTTCTAACCACAGATCAGGATTTGCGGTGTTAAACTTCTTCAATGGTCAGCTTTTATGGCCTGAACTCGTCCATAAATTTAGTGAAGACCATGTAGAGTTCCGTGGTCAAGTCATAGATGTGAGTGCATTTTGAGTGCCTGGCTAATTATTCTCACAGGGGCAATATATGCCTATATAGCTGGTGAACAGCTTATAAAAGAAAACCCCTACATGGCTATCGTGTACGCAGGGTACAGTTTTAGCAACGTGGGGCTTTATCTTTTGGCAAAGTAGTTTACAAAGGCTCGTGAGCGTCTAAAGCAAAAGCTGGGACTTCTTCTTCTTCTGTTTCATCTTCAAAATCAAGTGGCTCAACTGCTTCATATTCAACCGCCCAGCCGTGTTCTTCTTGAAAAGCAATAAAGTCTTGGATGATTTGAATTTTGTCAAAGTCCCATGTCTCGACTGTAATTTTCTCATGCTCGCTAAAACCAATATCCATTTCAAATTTCATGATTTCTCCTTAAACAACGGAATGTTGCAATGAAATGCTAGATGGTTTTTATGTCAGTCAGGTGTCTTTGCGAAACACACCATTGGGCAACAATGTCCCCTTGCGATTCTTGATCTGATCGTATGCAACTTCCATACAGTCTACCAGATTGATGTTCTGCAAAGCGCAGTAGTTAATAAGACAGACCATGACATCACCAACAGCATCCACAATAGCCTCTTGGTCATTTTTAATGGTCGCATCTGCTAGTTCTCCCATCTCTGATATTGCCTTTAGAAGCTGAACTTCTGGTGTGCTATTGGGGATAATTTTTCTTTGCTCTGACCACTGTATGATTTTCATCTCAACGGCTGCGTAACTCATTTCTTTCCTTTCGTATTAAGATTCTTCAAAGTAATTCGCTTTGTCCAACAAGATTGACAGTTCCACTTAGAACCCATGTCAATTCCTCCTTCTGGTGGCTTCATGGTTTCACATTTATCGCAGAACTTAAACCTGTTGGCTGGTGGATTACCGCCTAGATCAATTTGAGGCATCATCTGACTCTCCTTAATGGCTGAATAGCTTTCTCAGGCGGTGGTGGAGTCATCTTTTCGCTTGGAGCAATCCATCCATGCTTTTTCCAGATTGCTTGGACATCTGATCCTGAAGACCATTTAAAGTCTTTTGTTGGCACAGAGGGATAACTTATTTTTGAATATGGTGGTTTTTCTAACATTATTTGGCTTTCATAATCCTTTGATTTCTGCCAAATTTGCCACGTTTGACACCCGTAATTTCAATCAAGTCCTTGTCTAGCAAAGCCTTGTATCTTGCGGTTATTGAGGAATATGGGTATTTTTGAAACTTATCAAGGATTTCATCTGAGATACACCCGTCTGGATGGCTCTTAATGGCCTCATAAACCATTTTTTCGAGCTTGGAGGTGTCTACTACTACGGCAGCTTGATGGCTCGTTGTAGGGTCTTCTTTGCGTACCAACTTAAATGCTTCAGTACCGAAGAATTTATCCATTGATTGCTTCATGTTGTTAAAAATATCATTCATTATTGACTCCTGTTAGGTGAGAGGAAAACTGTTTGTACGCAAGCTAGGAAAATCCATTGCACAGCTCTCCTCTCGGGTTTATATTAACTCAAAACGGCACATCGTCATCAAAGCTAGTAGCCTTGGAACGCTCTGAAGGCTTGGCTTTGTATTCCTCTTTGGGCGATACTGCTAAACCCATGAACTTGCCTGATTTACCTTCTTTAATCCAAGCAGATAGCCAGTAATCCTGACCGCCTACTGTGATATTTCCTTTGTAATCAGGATGATTTCCTGTTTCTTTCTTGTCGTTTTTGAACAAAACGCCTGAGTTATCTTTCTTGTCCATTAGATTTCCTTCGCTTTCTTTAACGCACTTCTTACTTTACTAGGTAGGAGTGTCCACAGGGCAACCTTTTGTTCGCTGTCCAAGTTCTCTCCTTCCAACTTAACCCAAGCTGCCTTGGGGTCACCTTGCTCACACATGGCAATCAGTTCTATTGCCACTTCTTCAAGATACCTTAGTTCCTCAATGGGGATATTGTCTTGTGCGCCTTGAGTAGGGCTGATGATGACCTTATCCTCTTTCAATGGTGCAGAAGAATCTAGGGCATCGTGTTCTACGATTTCCATTGCTGACACCCAGAGATAGCGCCTGGTATACGTCTCTACCGCACCAAGGTTCTGGATAGGATGGCATCCCTTTAGGTTGGCATCTGCCATAGGGCTTGTCAGCTTGATCTCTGAGTTGTCTTCAGTATCTGTGATAGTCAGGGTTGCAAGTTCTTTATCGAACGAAACAACACCGCACAGACCAACCTTGAAGAAGATTGAATTGATTGTTGGCAGAAAGTCACCAAGCTCGAAATACTGGTAGCCAGCAAACTTGTTGTGACCTGACTTCTTTAGTGGTGCTTGTTGCAAAAGAATCCTTGCATCCATCAGCTTTTTATGTACACCCATGATTAACTCCTTTGATTTTCATCTAACTCTGACTCAATGATAAATTTTTGATCTTCAGGATATAAATCTTGAAATTCAACAAAATGGTTTTCTTGGCAGCAACTCCAGCTTTCACCTTTTGGTTCGAGGCAATAGCAGCAGTACATAATTTCAGCAAAATGCTCTTTGTACTGTTCAAACAATGACTTCATATTCACTCCTATTTGTTTATTGAAATGTGGATTTTGTTGTCCACACCCATAATGTGCCATAGGTTTTTATCATTTCATACTAGTACAAACCCTAATTGACTTGCATAAAAACAACACTACTATTTGCGTATGAACATCGAACAAATTGAACAAACTTGTGCCGAAACCTTGCTTTCTTATGCGGAATCAATGGCTGACGCTTACATAGAACACCCAGAGGACTTCTCTGCAATAGTCACGGCTTTGCTTACCAGGACTCTTGAGATTCATTTGAATAGACCAGTAAATCTTGATGTATTGCTCAAACGATAAAGTTTGATACAATGTTTTGAAACACGGCTAAGTTGGGGGTAGCTACCCAACTGAAAAGCGAGCCTCCCCGCCTGCCGATTGTTTCTTTCTGTAAGTGGGTGGACTGTGCGAGGATATTATGCTTTTACAGCCAAAAAACTGGGCCGTCTTTCAACATTACAAAGACCGATGCCCACCTTGGATAAAACTTCATCGTGATCTGCTAAACAATAGGTCTTACATATGCTTGCCTATTGCTAGCAAGGCACTAGCGCCTATGCTTTGGTTGCTTGCCAGTGAATCAAAAGATGGTGTTTTTGATAGCTCACTAGATGAGCTAGTGTTTCGACTCCATATCACGCCAAAAGAATATCAAGATGGACTTAAGCCATTGATTGATAAAGACTTTTTCGTAGTTGTTAGCGGAGTGATAGCAGAACGCTTGCAGAATGCTATCCCAGAGACAGAGACAGAGACAGAGACAAAGAGAGAGAAGAAGACACTCGGCAAACGCCTCGCTTCTGATTTTAGTTTTCCAATTGAATGGGAACAGTTTTGTAAAGAGACAAGACCAGAACTTCACCCAACAAGAACCTTTGACCAGTTCAAGGATTATTGGATTGCTCAAGCTGGTCAGAAAGGTGTGAAGCTAGATTGGTTTGCTACATGGCGTAATTGGGTGAGAAACACTAACGCACCAAAATTAAACCCTGCCGACATTGGAAGGGTAACTGTTGCGCCATCCAATTTACCTGATCCAACATTGTTGAAACTAAAAGAAGATGATAAAAAAGCAGCCCCTATTCCGCTAGAAGTTTTAGCAAAGATGGCTGAGTTGCGGAGAAAAGCATGAATTTACTTTTAGATACATCTACTGCATGGCAAAAACAGATTCGAGAAAAAAGACGCTTAGAAAATCTTGATTCTGACCTTTTAGGTAATTGGTGGTCAAAGATTGATACCGACATCAAAAAAGCAGAAGTGCGTGAAGTAAGTTATCAAATGGCTGAAAAGATCATTAAAGACTATGAATGGCTTGGATGTATGCCAGCAGTTGTTTGGCATTGTTATGGAATCTTTTTTGAGGGGTTTTGTGCTGGAGTAGTTTGTTATGGCCCTGAATACTCTGAAAACCTTGGAAAGATAACAAGAGAAAAAGGTTTAGCAGGTGCAGATTGGAGTAAATATGGCTATGAAGGAAAGATGATTTTGTTAAGCAGAGGTGCTTGTGTCCATTGGGCACACCCACATAGCGCAAGCAAACTAATTCGCCAAAGTATGAAGATGTTGCCGAAAAAATATGAAGTAGTTACTTCTACTGTTGACGAAGCTGCTGGAGAGATTGGGACAATTTATCAGGCTTGTGGCTTTCATTATGTTGGCTCAATGCGTGATGGTAATCCCAATGTAAAAAGCCGTAAACTTGATCGTGATGGCTGGTTAATCAATGGGAAGATTTGGACATCAAGAAGCATCAGAGCAGTTTGCGGAAATACACAGATTGAGAACATTAAAAAGCATTTTCCTACAGTGCAAAAAATTAAGCAGCACAGTAAGGGAAGATATTTTGCTTTTATTGGGACTCAGAACACTCAGAAAAAACATCTGAATGCCATTAAACATTTAATAAAACCCTACCCAAAACGCACAGAAATATGAATCACTTTCAATGGCCTATAAATGACTCCAGCAGAATTAGAGCACTTCAAGAACTCAGAAGCCCAAGATTGGTTGAGGCGGTACAAGGAGAAGAAATCGACGATTGGCTCAAGCAAAGCGTTGCTCTGGTGGAAGGGTGTGTTAAAGGACTTGGAACGAATCAGAGGCGAGTCCGCTACTTTGGATTTGAGAGACCGCATGAACAAACTAAGGAATAAACAATGACTTTTGTTGTGATGTATACAGTCTATGGAGAACCACAAGGCAAAGGTCGCCCAAGGTTTGCCAGAAGGGGAGCATTTACCCATGCTTACACCCCTGAGAAAACAAAGACCTATGAAGATGAAATCAGGTACATGGCTCGGTGTGCTATGGGCGCATCACCGCCCTTGGAAACCCCTGTAACAGTGGCAATCTACATTCGGATGGAGATACCCAAGTCATTCAGCAAACAGAAGCGCAAGGATGCCTTAGAAGGAATAACCAAGCCATTAAAGAAGCCAGACATTGATAATTGTGCAAAGTGCTTTCTAGACGCAATGAATGGTCACGTTTACTTGGATGACAAACAAGTGGTAAACCTACACATTACGAAGGTTTGGTCAGAGATCGGTGCTGTGGAAGTTATGGTTAAAGAGGACTTGATCTAAGGGTAAGTCCTAATGGTTTTATTGATAAACAAGAGTAAATTAACAGTTTTAAACAGGAGTCAATGATGGAAAATACTTGGGAATTTGATACAACAATCGGTCAAGCTGGTGAGATCGTCAAAGTCGTCTATGAGTACGAAATAGACGATGACAAAAGCACTTATAACGAATCAGTCAAAGAAGTTTGGTTCGAAGGGCGTGATATTGTGGGATGTATGTCAGAGGAGGCTTATGCTGAACTGGACATCGAGGCTTCTATGCGCTTTCACGAGCATAAGCAGAACTACAAATTTGAACCAGTATGAGGAAACAGACCAAGCGCAAGGTTTGGGCGCTTATTGATCCAATTCAACATGGAATCATAGGCGCTTCAATCACTCACAGAGACAAACTGGACAAACTCAGAATGATGGAATACTCAGCCTTAGAAGCAATGACCAAGGGACAAGGGACTATCCATGATTGGAGAACCCTTGTTGACGTTTTAAACCTATCGGAAACGATGGCTAGAAACGGAATAGGAAAAGATGAAGTGATGCCTGTTTGCCAAAAGGCTCAGGATGCCCTCCATGAGGCAGCAGAACGCTACCAAAAGACCATGAGCATGGGGTTGAGTGGAGTTGGAATTCAGGCAGTAAGAGAACTGATAGCCTTTGCAGACCTCCAACAATCAAGCATTAGCAGATCAGAATTTGAGAAATACATTAAGAAAACCAAAGACTACATTAAGTCAAACGGAAATCTAGTGGTGGAGATAACATGAACGAACCAACTAAGGCGATCCAATATCTAATCGACACCGCCCCTTTGTATGCCAAAGCCAAAGCAGACAGAATGTACTTAGAGGAATTCAGGAAAAGCAGGAAAGCCCAACTTATGAGCCAAGCGGGAACAGAGGTTCTTGGTAAACAAGAGGTTTACGCCTATGCACACGAAGATTATGGGGTGATCTTGAGGGGCATCAGGGAAGCAGTGGAAACCGAGGAGAAGTATCGCTGGCTAATGACCGCAGCGCAGGCCCGCATTGAGTGCTGGAGAACCGAGCAATATAGTGCCCGCATGGAAATGAAGGCCACCCAGTGAACAACAAACTGAGCGCAAAGCAAAGACTACACATAGGAAAGGTTAAACTATTGCCCTGCTCAGTATGCGATCAACCTGGGCCAAGTGATGCACATCACATAGAGCAAAAATTACAGTATTGCGTGATCGCTTTGTGTCGTGATTGCCATAATAGTTGGCATGGGACTAAGGCCATATGGCGGGTTAAAAAAATGGATGAGTTGTCAGCACTTGACGTTACCATTCGCAGATTGACGCAGGAAATGCCACTGGAAGGCGATTCAAGCCCCTTTTAAGCCGTTTTTGAGGGGTTATCTATACCAACTATGCAAGACGTAAAAAAACCCTCCGTAGAGGGCTTGATTTTATCGTTTTGTAAGTATTCGTAAAACTAGGGCGATGCAAGCATAGATCATGCAATTTCATCCTCATAAATGCCTTGAGTAAGTTCTTGAGCGGTAAACTCAGCACAAAACCACAAAACAGCGTTCGCAAAACTTTGAAAATTACCTAGTTCTTTGGTCACATAATCTGGATATTCGCCTACTTGCTCCCGATAATCTTCTAAAATTTCATGTAATTCACTGGAAAACCGCTTATAAATTGCCTCGGTTTCCGTGTAATAGATCATCCCTGAAACACCGCCAGCGCACCCATGATTTGCCATGTCAGCAAGTGAATTTTGATCGTAGTTATCCTCAAGCCACTGAGTAAAATCGTTTTTCATGTTGAAGCCCTTTAAATGTTGAAAACCTGCGAATTGCAGGCTACAAAACCCCTAAAAAGAGGCTTTGCAGTCTGAAATTAGGATAAGAGGGCTTTGCAAAGTAGATCAGCCTCATGTAAATCAATGGCTGACCTGAAAGCCTCTAAGTATTCAGCAAATTGCGGATGATCGGGCTTCATATTGACCCCTCCAGCTTTGCGAGTTGATTCGACAATGATGCCTGCGCTGTTGGCGAGATATGCAGCGTAATTGCTTGAAGTGTGTAGAGTGAGCATTATTGACACCTATTAAAAAGAAAAAGAAAAATTATTTGACTAGAACGTCAAAATAAGCCAAAGCCCCTATGCAAAGCATAAGACCGATTGCAATGGCTGCTAAGTAGTCTAAAAGATTGTTTTTCATGCTGTGATGCCCTCAATAGCATGTGATTGAACTTGCTTGCTTGCTATGTCGTACATTGTCCAACAATCACGATCACCCCAATAAGCGGCTTCCTCATCGCTGTCAATGATGTTTTTAACCTCCCGCATGATGACCACATTGCGAACCATGTCCGCATTGCGTGGAAATTGATAATGCAGCCAGTTATTGAAAAAATTGAGATATTCTGATCTTGTGCTTTTCATGCTGTCACCTCTTGTTTTGCTGTGAGCTTTTCAGACATAGAAGCAAGGCCAAACGCAAAAATTTGGTCATTGTAGTTGTCACGATTGTAGGCAAACCATGTGCCGAAGCTGCTATTGCTTTTGCTAATGTGATAGATACGGCCTTCACAGTAGCCGATGTATTCGCCTTTGCGAAACGCTGACTTTTCAATGTTGTGATAGTTTTTCATTGTTGACACCTATTAAAAGTTGATGAAATGAGAGAGTGTTTTTCTTGCCCTCTCACATATATAGCATAAAAGAATCGTGCCAACTCTCGTAAGTTGTTGATTCTATTGACCCCTCCAAATCCCTAATATGGTTTACCCTTAGAATTAAAGTATGCAATAATTAAATAAATCAATTTTCAGGCAAAAAATGGGAAGACCCTCAAACCCTCAGACCCGATACTTTCAGAGAACATTGTCAGACCCTCAAAGAATGATCTTGTTGGCTGCTGGTAAGGGTAATTTGTGCCGAGGTTTTGAGAATGTATTAGACCTATACAGCCATGCCCACAATGAAGGGTTTAGACCTGGTGATGATCTTAGTATTTTAAATATAGGTCGCGCAACAACAGACAGCCCCAACTTAGAGAGATCACTAATGGATAGTAAGAGAGAGTCAATAGATAACGTATGAGAGAACACAATGCTAAACCTAGAATTCAAGTCCCATTAAATAGGTGCATCCAACTCTCACTCAAATGCAAATGAGAATCATTCTCAATTAGAAGTAAATAAGAATCATTCGCATCTAGATGACTGGATAGAAACACAGTAGGGTAAACCCTGATCTGTATAGATGGACAGTATTGTATGGAAAGACAGGGGGGGGAGGGGGTAGGTTGGGTTGGTAGATATTTGTGGTACACCACTCCTTCTGAAAAAGGAAAAAGGAAAATATGGAAACACTTAAACGTGGACGAGGAAGACCAAAGGGAAGTGTCAAGATGACCATACAGAGGTTTGCTGACAATCCTCCTGCTGTACTACCTAAGACAGACCATCAGAGGCTCAAGGAGCTTAAGGAGTTGATGATTAGGTCTGGAGGTAAGGATGTTGCTCAGAAGGTCATAGAGATAGCTTTAAACGATGAGCATCCGCATCAACTGGTAGCCCTGAAGATGTGTCTTGATAGGACTCTGCCTGTTTCCATGTTTGAAAAGGACAAGAGTCAGAGGAGTGCGGTGACAATCAATATCACTGGACTAGGACAAGAGCCGACAATCATTGATACTGCTGAAGATGTAGAGGCTAAGTATGGCTGATTTAAACTTTAGTCTACTTCCTTGGCAACAACAGGTCTTTGCTGATAAAACAAGGTTCAAGGTTGTGGCTGCTGGGCGTAGGTGTGGTAAGTCTAGGATGGCGGCAGTTACCCTACTGATTGAAGGACTCAAGTGTCCACAAGGCTCTGCGGTGCTTTACGTGAGTCCAACGATGGGACAGTCAAGACAGATTATCTGGGACTTGCTGTTAGACCTTGGTAGAGAGGTTATTCAGAGCAGTCATGTGAACAACCTAGACATTACCCTGATAAACGGGGCTAGGATATACGTTCGTGGTGCGGATAGACCTGATACCCTTCGTGGTGTGTCTTTAACCTATGCGGTGCTAGATGAGGTAGCAGACATTAAGCCAGAGGCCTGGGAACAGGTTATACGGGCTTCTCTGTCTGACAAGAAGGGTAGAGCGCTCTTTATTGGGACTCCTAAAGGTCGTAATTGGTTCTACGATACCTATAAGTTGGGTGAGAATGGGAATGATCCTGATTGGAAGTCATGGCATTTCACCACTGCTGATAACCCTTTGATTGACCAAACAGAGATAGACTCAGCTAAGAAGACGCTAAGTTCCTTTGCTTTTAAACAAGAGTTTATGGCAAGTTTCACCAATGCGGGTTCTGACATCTTTAAAGAAGAGTGGATTAAATACGGGGTAAGACCTGATTACGGGTCGTATTTCATTGCTGTTGACCTAGCGGGATTTGAGGAAGTTGCCAAACAAGCAGCCAATTCTAAGAAGCGTCTGGACGAGTCTGCTATCTCTATCGTTAAGGTGACTGATGATGGGAAGTGGTTTGTTGAGAAGATTGAACACGGAAGATGGGACATCCGAGAGACCGCCTCTAAGATACTGATAGCTATTCGAGACTACAGACCTATTAGCGTGGGGATAGAGAGGGGGGCGTTAAAGAACGCTGTTTTACCCTATCTGAGCGACTTAATGAGAAAGAACAACACCTTTGCCCATATTGTGGATTTAACGCATGGGAATAGAAAAAAAGCAGATAGGATAATCTGGGCTTTACAAGGTAGGTTCGAACATGGCAGAATTGTGTTAAATTCAGAGGAAGATTGGGATGAGTTTGTAGACCAGTTAATCCTGTTTCCCGCACAAGGGGTTCACGATGACCTTCCTGACTCTCTTAGTTACATTGACCAGCTTGCTGTGACATCTTATATGGAAGAAGATGAGAGCGAGGAATGGCAACCGATAGATATTATTTCAGGGGTATAGAATGGAATTCCAAGAGCCGACAGATTCAGATAAAGAGTTAGTCTCTTTTGTGGTTAACCATTGTGATCGTTGGCGAGATTATCGAGATACTAACTACCTATCTGATTGGCTAGAGTATGAGCGTATCTTCAATGGTGAGTGGGACATCCAAGACAAAACCCGTGATTCTGAGCGTTCTAGAATCGTTACTCCCGCTACCCAACAAGCCGTAGAAACACGCCATGCCGAGATCATGGAAGCTATCTTTGGTCAGGGTGAATTCTTTGACATCCAAGACGATATTCGTGATGTCAATAACAACCCTCTAGATGTTGCTGCTTTAAAAGCACAACTCATGGAAGACTTCAAAGTAGATAAGATCAGGAAGTCTATTGACCAGATTGAGCTTCTTGCTGAACTCTATGGTACTGGAATCGGTGAGATTGTTGTCAAAACAGAGAAGGTCTATGTTCCTTCTACCCAACCCATACCTGGTCAAACTGGTCAAGCGGCTATTGGAGTTGTAGAACAAGACCGAATCGCAGTCAAGATTGTTCCTGTTAACCCCCGTAACTTCTTGTTTGACCCTAATGGAACAACCATTGAGGACTGCATGGGTGTGGCTATTGAGAAGTATGTCTCTATCCACAAGATCGTTAAAGGTCAAGAAGATGGCATCTATCGCAAGGTAGAGATCAGCACTGACTCTATGGATAGCGACTTAGAGCCTACCCAAGAAGTTACTCAATACGAAGACGATAAAGTAAAACTTTTAACTTACTACGGATTAGTTCCTAGAGAGTACATTGAACAACTAGAAAACGAAGAAGAGATAGAGGACTTGTTCCCTGAAGACTCTGTTCAAGATGAGTATTCTGATCTGGTTGAGGCTATTGTCGTCATTGCCAACGATGGAACTCTGTTAAAAGCAGAAAAGAATCCTTACATGATGAAAGATAGGCCAATTCTGGCTTATCAAGACGATACAGTTCCTAATCGTTTGTTGGGTCGTGGCACTGTTGAGAAGGCTTACAACTCACAAAAAGCTATTGATGCCCAAGTTCGTAGCCACTTAGACTCATTGGCGCTCACAACAAGCCCTATGATTGCTATGGATGCCACACGACTGCCTCGTGGTGCTAAGTTTGAGGTTAAGCCAGGCAAGGCAATCCTGACAAACGGCAATCCAAATGAGATTCTGTTCCCGTTTAAGTTTGGTAATACTGATGGTTCTAACCTGTCAACTGCCAAAGAGTTTGAAAGAATGCTCCTTCAAGCTACTGGAACACTAGATTCTCAAGGAATGGTCAGTGCTGTGTCTAGAGATGCAGGTCAGGGCGGTATTTCGATGGCTGTTGCCTCGATTATCAAGAA